GTCGATGGATTTGCCAACCATGCCTTGAGCATAAGACTCAAAGTATTTACATGAACCGAACAGGCAAGATTGCTGACGTTAAAACGATCATGGCGAAGTTGTATAGAAAGGCGGCAGTATGATTACTCTTACACGCGGAGAAGCGCAGAATGTTTTGAACTTGTTGATAGTGTGGCTAGATGAGCAAGAAGAACCGGACACAGAAACAGCAATTGAAACCCTACGCGCCAAACTAAGCGAGCCTGAACCGGAGCCAGTGGGATGGATGAGTTTTAATGCCAATGGTGAAGAAGATGATATTTGGTATGTAGAACCAAAAAATGATTTGCCCGAAGGCTGGACGTACAAGCCACTTTACGCCGCCCCACCGCAGCGCGAATGGAAAGGGCTGACGGATGAGGAAATGGCTGCTGCATGGAGTCAAAGCAAAGGTGATGTTTTGTATCGTTTAAAGCCTTTTGCAAGCGCTATCGAAGCCAAGCTGAAAGAAAAGAATGGATAAGTTCCAACAAGCCACCACCGACCAGCTCTATTTCCGCGACCCTGATATTGATCCACCGCCTCGCGGAACAAGTATGCTGTTATTAAACCCTGGCGGCGTGTGCATTATCGGCGTATGGGAAGACAGTTGCATCGGTTGGTGTCCAAAGCCTAAAGTACCTAAAGCATTGAAAGCAAAACATGCCCAAGCCAAAGAAGATTGATTTCGATTGGGAAGCCGTCATTAACGGCAATCGCATTGGTATTACGAAAGTGTTTAAGAGTATTAGAGCGGGCGAAGTTGATGAAGAAGAGCTAGAAAAGCTACAGAATTTTGTGCAATTCTCGCTGGCGCTAATGCAGTTATCAGGCCCACAGAAATGGGCGCAAGCAAAAATGAACGCAGAAATGATGAGCTACTTTAAGGAGGAGAACAATGGCTGAACATAAACACGCGGCGCTAATTAAAGCATGGGCTGACGGCGCAAAGATTCAGAAATTCTCAAAGCGTAGTCAGAAGTGGGAAGACACTGATTGCCCAGCATGGTTTGAAGATACTGAATATCGTTTGAGAACTGACTACAAGATTGAGTTAAACGCGCACATTTTGAACGGTGAATTGTTTATTAATGTCGCTGATCGATTCCCAAATATTTCGTTAGTCTTTGATGTAGCGACTAGCGAATTAAAGTCTGTTGAAATGATTAATTGGAAAGGCAAGAAATGAAAAAACCACATTGGGCTGAATTAAATGCTCGCTTATCGTCGCTTACGGAAAAACAAGTTTATCTTTTGCTGCAAAGTGAACTAGATACGTATCGCAGAGCGTCGTATTTAAATCGTTTGCATCAACGCTATTGCGCACTACGTGATGCACGCGAACGCAAAGAAATTCTAGCGAAGGCTGCTTCATGAACTGTAAAGATTGTGGCGGCAGAACTTACGTAGTGCTGACGCAAAAGCAACCAGGCGGCGTTAGACGGTTGCGTAAATGCAACAAATGTGGTTTTAAAGCCTATACAGGTGAAGTCTGGTTGGCACTGTTACCGCCACCTGACCCAAAACCTACTTATACTAAAGAAGAGGTAGCAGCGATGAAAAAACAGGAAGTTCTTACACGAAGGAAAAATGAAGACCGGAGGAAAACGAATGAAGAAACGTAACGATATGAATATGGGCGACCATTATGTTTATACACCCTCAACGACGGATGTAACGATCCGTTGGCGCGCAAATCACAATTGGGTACCGCCATCAGAAGACCCAAAGTTTATGAAGAAATGGGCTGATTTTCGTATTCGATGCGCGCAAGGTATCGAACAAATTGTTGACCACACTATGATCCGTAAAGGGTAATCATGAAAAAACTACTACCACTTATTTTTCTAACCGGATGCTCGACATTCGATTTACCAAACACCGCGCTAACGGTAGAAAAAGATATCCAAGCTATGAGCCGCAATGAAGTCATTATGGCCATTCAAGATTGCGAATCGAATCGCACTCGCGCTGTAATGATAATGGCCAAGCGCAAGATTTCGGGCCGCACATCCGACGTTGTTGTTGACGTCACATGCGCACCTCGTCCGTCGTATTATTAATGGCGAAGCGATTCGTACTGCTTGACGCACTGGTCTAAGGCTGCTTTGAGGCTGGCTGCGTCGGCACTGTACCCTGCAAGAAATTCTGCATCTCCTTTTGCCAGTTGCGCTCCGGTGGCTGCACTACAAGCGCCGGTGGTACTGGACAAGGAACTGCCTTCGGCGGGGCGCTCTGGCCGGTTGCGCAAGCTGCCAAGAAGAATACGGTTAGTATCGGCCACTTTTTTAAGCTCACGGTCTTTTTCCTCGCGTAAATGATTTGCGCCCTCTTGGAGCGCTTGTTCTTTCTCTCTGGCCAAGCGCATATTCTCGGCGTACTCGGCCATTTGCTTGGCCTTTTCCTTGTCCCATTGCGCTTGGACTTTAGCTTGCCCAGCCGAGTCACCCTGCCAATGTCCTGTACCATAAGCACAGACCACGGCTAAGACACTGCCAGCTATGAAATACGGATTCATTTAGGCGGTACTTTCGTGCCTTCTAGTTTCTTGTGAACTTTAATAGTTTTGCAGACTTGCTTGCCCTTTTCGTCGTGGCAAACCTTTTTCATCTCGCCACCGGCAAACGCAATAAGTGGAACAAACGCAATAAGTGCAATAAGTGATTTCATCATTCGATCTCCGGTTGTGGTGCAGGTGGTGGGGCAGGTTTGCCATTGAATCCTAAAACGACAGGTGCAGCCGCTGCTACAGGCTCAATCGTCGGCTCTACGCGCTTGGCTGGCGTCGTAGGCGCTGGCGTAGTCGGTGGCGTAGGCTTCATCGCCTCTTCGCGCTCCTTGGCCGTTGACAAGCCTGGTGGCACGAATTGATCTTTGCCTTTCACAGCAATCAAGGTTGCCAGCGCGCCTAATATGTATTTCGACATGTCAGAAAGCAGTAAGAAAAACTGCTTATCGGCTGGAGCCATTCCTGACATTGGTTGGGTCACAAATACGACCGAATACATGGACAGACTAGCCATCATCATTAGGATCATGCAAAAGCAGATGCCAATGACAAATTTTAGCCACGCATTAAGATTTTCTTCGGTCATTTGGTCACCTTTTCTGGTTGCGTGACATCGCTAGGACAAGTGCCAGTCGCCGTGCAGATCGGCGCTTTGCAAGCTTCCGTCTCCCAATTTTTAGGGTCTTGGCAAGGATAGCGAAAACGGTCTTCACAAGCATTAAGCACCAAGCACATGAAGAGCATGCTCATAATGCTTTTTGCGATCTTCGAGTCCAATGGTGCCTCCATTTATGCGCTTAGTTAATGTAAGAATGTCGCCAGCATCAGCCCATTGATTGAGCTTATTTGTTTCCCAAAACCAGCACGCGCTCTGCGCTGCGCCTTCAAACGTGGCCAAATACTCTGGCACTTCGTCGATCTTTAGTGGGCGACCATCCACTTCAATAGAATCTGCAAAGGATTGATAGTTTGACCGACCAGTAAGCTGGATAAGCCCACGGCCACAAAAGCGGTAGCCATCACCGCTAGACTCATCACCGTTGCCCATGCGGTTAGCGTAAATACGGTTTGCGATAGCCTCTTGCTTGTTAGGGCGCGCACAATACTGGTTAGCGATAGCGTCATCTGGAAAATACTTGTTAAAGAGTCGTCGAAGGGATTGGGGTTTGTAATTCAGGTTTTCTTTTAGTGTCGTAAAGCCACCAGATTCATGGCTGCACTGCGCTACAAAAGCAGCAATACGATGAGGGGTATTAATGTCATAGTCAGGAAGCAGTTGATGCAAAGCATGATGCCAATGTTCGACATACTTATTCCTTGGGAGTAACTGCTTCAGTTGGCTCAGAGTTAGCATTTTTTTCCTCTAGTTCCTTCATCATCAATTTGCGTATTCTGCGCATTCTATCAACTTCAATGATGGCCGCATTCGTTGCATTGTTAGCGTCCATAATCGCTAGGCCAACTAGTGGCAGCGCAATAGCCAGCGTCAACACCATCGTGACTAAACAAATCAATAATACCCAAGGGATATTGTCTTGCTCGTCCTTATCAGTAGTAGGAGACTTATTAGCCATAACGTCACGAACAGAACCGCGCCAAACCATGTCGCATTTTCCTTGATCTTTCTAATAGCTCTTCGACGTTTCGCTGCGGCCATTTGTATCGTTCGCAACTCTTCGGCGTTAGCAATCCGCTGTTCTTCCTGAATTTGGCCCCACATTTTCTCAAAGCGCGTATACAAGTCACCCAATTCAGCCGGTGCGTTATACGTCATCTCAGTGCGAATATCGGCGTACATAGAGTTCAATCGACTTCGGATTAATACTCTGCGCAAAGCGCGCCGCCCGATTGATTCTTCACCCTTATAAACTTTTTTTGAATCACGCTCTTCCTGCAAAAAGAGTTTTTCAATCATATCAAACGCATCTAAGAACTTGCCTAAATGTTCGCCAATGTCACCAAGCGCATCATTTGGGTCAGTCTTTGCTATCTTTTGAACCTTTTGTACTTCTTCATTAAATTGAATCTTTTGCTCGGGTGTTGGGTTCTGAATTTTGCTGAATTGCGATTTCAGATCATCCAACACCTCTTTGACATCGCCGGCTGCATTCTTGATGTCTTTATAAAGTTTGCATCCGGCTTTTGCCGCCGCGATCGCAGTATTTGCAGCTGCGATTAACGCGAACGGCATTTACTCTGCTTCGCGCGTTTTTAATTCCGCTTCCAGCTCTTCTAAAGTTGGGCCAGCAACAGACTGTTGTTCGGGAAGCGAGCGCATTTCAGGCCGCGTTGTATCCATCATCGGGCCAGCACGAACAGCGCCGGTAGCGCCTACTTTAGTAATCTCATATAGCGAATCTAAACCTTTTTGCGTTAGTGTTTTCTTCTCTGCTAAATCCATTAGCACTTTACGATTTTGTGGGCTAAATATAATATTTGAAAACGCTTCAGGGCTAGCAATGACGTTACGCAATAGCGCTGCCGCTTCACGCAATACAACGGACTCGCCGTAACCTAAACCAGCCGTTCTAGCACCACCAAAAACGGCGCCGCCACCAACGCCGCCAGGCGCTGCTGCTGATTCTTTAGTTAATACGCGTTTCATCCATTGCGTAGCTAACTGCGCATCTGCAAGGTCTTTAGCATTAGGAAATAGTTGGGCTAAATCGCCTTTTTTATTCATTGCAGCCAAAGCTTTATCGATTGCAAATTCTGGCTCTAATGCAGACGCGCCAGATGAGCCTCTACGACCGGCCGACAATACATCTTCAAGTTGTGAGCGTCGTATTGTATTTAACACTTCAATGACTTGAGGGTTTGGGTGAGACGCCATTACATTAATTAAGATATTGCGCTGAGAATCAGGCAAAGTTTTTAGTTTTTGCATAACCGTTTCAGGCACTAACTCGCTAACATTTTGTACGTCAAATGCTTTAACCAACGGACGGTTTGAGAAATCTTCAATCTGTTGTATGTTTTTAGCAAAATTATCTCTGGCAGTTTTTAACTTATCCGCGCCAGGGACGCCATTAGTAATAGCGTCGTCTAATGACTGACGAAAACCTTTAAGAACTGATAACGCTATACCTTTAGCTTGGCCAGGCGCCACGCCTTCAAAAATATTACCTTTGCCAAAATCAGCGGCGCCAGAATAAGCGGCATCGCCCCAAGCAGCCAGATTTTTTTGTAGACGACCAATATCTATACTAGTGTTAATCGCGGGGGTTCCTGGTGTAACTGTAGTAGCTATAGGTTGACCACTAACGCTAGTAATAGATGAAGGCGTAACTGTTTGCGGAGTGGCAGGAGTTACATACTCATCACGTATACGTTGTAATGCCCCACGTAAGCTAGATAAACCAGCTACTTCTGGCGGCAAACTAGCCAGTTGCGCATCAATGGCTGCTATAACTGGTGATGTATCTACTGAGCCGCCCGCACGTTTAGCCGCATTAAAATCTTTACTGGCGTCTGAGCGTAATTGCGATGACAGTGATTTACCATAGTTTTTAAACGCATCAACAACGGCGGTAGTAGTCTCACCTGGAGTTAAAGTTTTACCCGCAGCGCGATCAAATAACTTAGTTAAAAACCCTTCAACATCTCTTGCTTGCGCACGTCTAAAAGGTATAGCGCCCGATTCTGGCGACGCTTCTACGCGCGCTTCTGTAGCTAATTGTTGACGCAGTAAAGTAGCCTCACCTGGCGTCAAACGACCAACGCGCAATAGCTCAAATATTTCAGCTTGTGATGGAAACGTACCTTCAGGGCGAGTAATGCGCTTTTCAGCTACTTTTGCGCCTAACTTACTACCGTAAGGCGACATCTGAATAGCGAGTTGTGCCAATGGACTATCGGGGGCAACAGTTTGGCTTATTAAACCCGTTGTACCTGCAACAGTCCCTTCAGCAGCAACGCCTGGGATAGTGCGCCTAAATAATCCAGGTACGCCCAATGCGGTAAACGCGGCCGCAGGGGCGCCTGTTGCACTGAACTCATACGCGCCGCCATACCCTGGGATAGTTAGAATATCTATGCCAGTTTTGTCTTTAATGCCTTTTGCAATTCCAGCTGTAGAAAAACGGCTTGGGTCTTTACTTTCTTTTAGGTAGTCATACAAATTACCCCAACCACCAAGTACGCTGACTATACCTTTACCTGCGCCTTTTGTAAGCGACTCTGCAAACTTAGAAAACTCACTTCTAGTGGGAGTACCGCTATCCATAACTGATTCAGTATCGACAGTTTCGCCACGGCGACGTAACTCTTCGTATAACTCTGCCATTTCAGCCATAATTATTTCCCTTGCGCTTTTTTACGTGCTATTTCAGCTTTTATTTCTTCAGTAGTCATAGCCGCTACGCCAGTTTTAGGTGCGTTTATTAACGGTATTTTTGGTTTATAACCTTTGAGGCCGTCATTTGCCCTAGCGTAATCTTCTAATTCCGTAGCGGCGTCAATAATATATTGATTTTTTTTCTGCATAAAATCAATTAACTGACGTCTAGCGGTAGCACTATTTTCAAGACTTGGCACTAAACCTTCAATAAACTTACGATCTTCGTTAGAGAATCCAGCACCTAAACGACCGCCAAGCGTCGCTAAAATAAGATCGCCAGCTTTCTTTTGATAGTTTTCTGAGTTAGCTAAAGTTTCCTTATCTTTAGGACTTATAAGCCCTAATGTATTTAATAGATTAGAAGCACCTACTCGTCCTTTAGCATAAGTTCCGTCAATAAGCCCTTGATCGTTTAATCTAGCTAATTCATTTAATGTGTTAAGCGCCGCTATAGAGTTATCTCTAAGGCCTCTAGCATCAGCAACATCTTTAGCGTCCAATGCACCTAACTTTTCATTAAACGATTTTTGACCTGCTGAACTAGCAGTAGCTGAAACTCTAGCTGTAGTGCGGTCTACGCCGCCAATATAGTCTTGACGTATCTGTTTACCGTTGGCGTCTTTTGTGTAGATAAACTGTCTGTCGTTATTTACATCCAAATACACAGGCGCGTTTGATCCAGTAGCAACGCCAATTTCTTTAATGTTTGCTTTTTCTCCTGGTGCTTCTTTAGAAGTTAAACGAAACAACTCGGAGTCTATAAACTTATTGTATTGTTCTGTACCTGGCTGCAAACCTTGAGCAACAGCGCGGCGCTCGGCAATAACAATATCTTTATTTGCCTCTCCTGTTTTAGTAGATACAGGTAGCCCAGCTAAAGTATTTTTGGCAATAGCTAATGCTCTAGCGATGTCAGGATTATTTGGGTTTGCTGCTTGATCCCTAGTTAAACGTGCAACAGTATCTTCTAATTCTGCTCTAGCGCCAGCAATTTGTAATTCTTTTGGCGTAGCTGCTGCTTTACCTTCTTTTGTACGTTGTTGAATTAACGCCATTTCGCTTTCAGCTTTACGAGCATAATCATTTAGCGATATAGCAAATTCAGGATCACCTTGCTCTTGCGCTATTAATGCTGCGCGACGTATAGACTCAGGGTCGTTCATATTAATACGTGGCGCGCCGCCGGCGCCGGTTATCATTTGCTGACGCATAGTAATTTTGCGTAATTGCGGGTCTTGCATACCAAATAAACTGCCCGTTGCTTGACCTAATTGACCAGCGCCTTGATAGATGCCATAACTGGCTTTCTCAAATGGATTGAGTTGAGCAAACTGAAGCGCACGATTTTGCTGCGCTTGTTGCTGCATCATGTTGTACTGATCTGGCGATGTAAACAGACCTAAGATTTCGCTTGCCATAACAATCCTTTAATAATAATTAACTGATCCAAGGTCTTGAAATGAATTCCAACTACTAGCATCGCTAGTTCGAGGAGCGCCACTATAATTTCCAGTATTACCAAATAACGTGTTAAACCGCTCATTCTGTTGCTGCTGATTTTGGTACGCATTAAGCGAATTAGCGCCGCCCATTAATGCGGTACCCCACGGACTGTAAGCATTAGCTTGCTGCATACTTTGCGCAGCACCAATACCACCTTGCAATAATGCTTGCGCGCCTGATTGGTTAACATTTCTGCCGCCTAATTGCGCGCCAATATCCAATGGTTGCTGACCTAAACTTTCAATTGTCCCAGCACCACCAAGATAAGTCGTAAATGGGGACAGAGCGCCAACTTGACCAGCTTGATACTGCCCTAACAATCCAGCGCCTTGGCCGAATAAACCAGAGCCAAATGCTACTTGTTGTTGCCCCGCCTGTTGTGCTTGTCCAGCCAATGCAGCGTCTTGTTGAGCTATAGCGTTGTAATACGCTTCTAGTTCAGGGTTGCTTGCGCTAAGACCTGCGCCGCCGCCTGGGCGAATACCAGTAGCACCAACCGACAAACCGCCGCGACCAGTATTAAATAATTGGTTTTGCAGTTGAGCATATTGACGCTCACGACTTGGTGCCAATAAATCTTGTTGGCTTTGCATATACTGAGCTGCAACCGCTTCAGGCGACTGCGCTAAGTATTGGCCACCCAAATTAAATAGGCTAGATGCCGCACCAGTTAGCGGCTGGTACATACCTTGAGCCGCTTCAGCTTGCGTCAACCCTTGGCCGCTTAATGCCATTAAGCGATCTTGATAGGCTTTTAGTTCGGGACTAACCGTATAGCCAGCACCGCTTACGCGGCCATCGGGGCCAGTAGTAAATTGACTTGTACCAAACCGCGTTGTTACGCCAACTGGCCGAAAGCGTGACTCTTCGGCAGCAAGTCGAGCTGCTTCTAATTGCGCTTTAGCAGACGTAGATGCGGCGTCGCTGGCGGCATTGCCGCTCATTATGCCGCCAAGTAAATTTAACCCGCCACCAATGGCTGCGCCCCAAAATGACATATCAATCCCCTCTAATTAAAACTTCATCCACCTTAGACGGGTCTTTTTCATCCGTCGCATGGATACAAAACCATACACAATCGCTCATGGCCTTAATGCCGTGAACTACGTTTGCCTTAATCTCAATACACGCTGGCGCTTCAACTATCTCAATCAAATCGCCCTTCATTACTGCTACACGACCTTTGGCCAAAATAGATAGATGGCTAAAGTCATGCGTGTGTTTCAATATCGCCGTTCCAGCTGGTACAAACGCCTCTTTGGCATACAAGCCATCAGAGAAGTGGTGAGTAATATCACCACCCAAATTCTCAAGTTGTTTTTCAACAGCGCTCATGCCGTACGACGCCACATATAAACAACGATGTACGGTGGCAGGTTAGCGTTAGTCGCGCTTGAACCTGTTGAACTAATGCTAGTGCTAACGCTAATGCCGGTGCTTGCACTGCTTGTGGTTGTTGTACCTGCGCCAGCAAGACTTGCTGATCCAGCATTTTGGTCAAGCGTTTTAGTTTGTATACCAACGGTATGGGTGTGACCAGGGTCGCTAACACTTGAGCTTGCCGAGTGAGTATGGCTAACCACAATCGCATCAGCTGAACCGCCAGTTTCTTGCGCTGTATCAAACGCTGCGTTACCTGCATCAAGGCCAACCATAAAACGACCAGCGCCAAATGCTGACCATGTACCAAAGCCAAGTAACGTGGCAGGGTTAGTGCTAACAGCGGCATTGGTATAGATCGAACCAACAGGATATAAGGCACTTAATGCCTCTTGCACAAAACCTGTTGTAGCCAACTTACCTGAGTTGTCGCCGACTGATTGCGTTGGTGCTGTTGGGCTGCCAGAAAAGCCTGGGCTGGCTAAGTCAGCCTTAGTCGCAACAGCAATCGCGATATTGTTAAATTCCGTATCAATCTCAGTACCTTTAACAATCTTGGCCGAATTGCCTGATGGCAATGCGTCCTTAGATGCAAAGTCGGTCGATTTGGTATAGTCAGACATTGCCGCCCCTTAATTTATACGGCCATGTTTGGCCAAAATCTCAATCTTTTGAATCGATAACTCAAAACCATTCACTTCAGCTTCATAGCCTGTCTGCACAACTTTGCCAGAACCTGTCGCTTGAGCGAATAGATTTTGAATCACAATACCGCCAGCATACTGCGCAACAGGCACACCATTAGCGCCATACTCAGCAGTGCCGTATTCAGAAATGCCTTGTGTTGGTACAGATACGTTTTGAGATAAATAGTTCTCAGAAAAATCGTATCCCCACTTAATCGTAACAACCTGATCTGAACCACCAATAGCGACAATGGATATGCGCTTAACAATCGACGTAACGGCAACATCACCTAAGTCAGCATGATTGGTGTAATACTGCATTCGATAGGTTTCAGTATCATCAAGGTAGCCTGTGTATTTACCAATGTAACCATTTTTACCTATTAGTAAATCACCATTGCGTAAAGCATATAAAGCGGTTGGCTCAATATCGTTCCATGTAGTTACTCGCGCCGATCCATCCTGCATGACATTGCGCGTATCAAACACATAGACTTGACCAGCCGTAGGAAACGTCAATAAATAGAACGCATCAACTTCGGAATAAACTGCTTTAATATTTGCCGGTGTTTCACCAGCCACCAATTGCATCAAGTCATTACGAACATTCTTGCTCAAGTCACGAAATGGCGCTGACTTCTCTTGAATCGTTCTAAGAACTGAGCGCACACCCGAGTTAGATAAAAACACCACATCGGTATTTGTACTTTGAATCGAATCACGCCATTGGCAACCGATGCCGACCACCGTGTCATAAAGCGACATGGTGCTTGGTGTTGTCGCTCCTTGATACACCAGAATTTGGCGCTTACCAAAGATAAACAAAAATCCGTTATGCGCTGCTAGACCAGTAATTTCGTCAGCACCATTTGCCCATACGTTATTGACGTTTAACGTGCCTGATGTGCCGCCACTATAAACGTGGCCAGCAATCAAATCAGAAAATGTCAGCGTTGTTTTATCTGTCGAACTTCCAGCA